CCAGATACTTTGTCTGCCCTACCTGACGGCGCACCACACGGTAGGGCAGGCAAAGTATCTGGAGAGTGTCATCGTGGAGCGCCGAGGACGGTTCGCTAAGGAAGTGTTTGCGATGGACGTAGGCGGAGCAAAGGTTTACGGCGCGCAGTTTACGGAGTAGCACTATGCCGGCCGATAGCGAGCTTGCAGAATATCTGGAAGATGAAGCCGTAGGCACGGTAGGTTCAGATCTGTTCGCTGGCGAGCTTCCGGCCGGCGTGGCGAATGGTATGGTTCTGACACAATATCCGGGTGCGCCTCCGGAATTGACGTGCGGCTCGACCGGGTGGACGCTGGAATTGCCACGGCTACAGTTTCGTGTGCGCAATACCAGTGAGGCAACCGCGATGACGAACGCGAAGCTCGCGGCGGCTGCATTGACAAAGGTCGCGAATCAGACGATTGAAGGCGTGTACTATCGTGCTGTGACGGTGTTGCAATCGCCCGGATTGCTCTATCGCGATGAAAACGATCGTCCAAACTACGGCTTCAACCTCGAAGCCGAGAAGGTTCCGTCATGACACCGCCGCGCACCATTACTTGTGCAATTTGTCGCCGTGCAGTCTATGAGACGGATGTCGATGATGAAGGTCGCTGCGTACTATGTCAACCTCCGGTTCGTGTAAAGGAGAAGGAAGACTGATGGCGACGTTCGCCGTGATCATGGCTACGATTGGCCGTGAGACGATGGAAGCGACGCTCGATTCCATCGTGAGTCAATCGTTGGAGCCAGGCGATCAATTGATCGTTGTGAGGGACAGCTACATGGACCACGACGATCGTCACGACGTTCGTCGACGGGTTGGCACCTATGCAGAGCGCTATTCCAATCTCATTCACTACCATGAACACGATGCAGGATTTCATTGGTATGGCGTGCCGCAGTTCAACTTCGGCTTGCCGCATGTGAAAGCGGACTTCGTGCTGTCGATCGGCGACGACGATGTGTATTGTGATGGCACGTGGTCCGTGCTACGGCAGGCTATCGGTGAGGACCTTGACCGCGTCGTGTTGTTTCGGTTCGTTGCACCGTGGCGTGAAATTCTGTGGGACAAACCTCAGATGGTGCGCAGTCGCATCAGTGGGCAGTGCATCGCAGCGCCACGTGATGCCGTTGGTTTCATGGGCGATGGGCAGTACGTGGAGGTGGATTTCGAGTGGATGGAAGCTGTGATCAAGAAGAGTGGTCGAGATCCTCAGTGGTTGAACCAGGTGCTATCGATTGCGCGGCCAGAGATCCGGGACGGGAAGGTGGCAACCCTCGGGATTGCGACCTGCCAGTATTGTGATCGACAGGTGTTTCGTGAGGATCTCATAGGAAATTGTTGTATTCATTGTTCGGAGCGACTCGACGTGAAGGATGGGCAACCACGCATCTTGTTCGTCTGGCCGGCGGCAGAGATCTCCGTGTCGGACGTTGCGAGGGGGTATCGTAATGCCTTAGAGCAAGCTGGATGTCATGTGTTTGATTTCAAGATGCACAATCGCTTCAAATACCATGCAGCTGCGCTTGCAGCCGGGTCTGTAGATCGATCGCACGATCTTGATTTGCTGGCTCGAGAGGCCACGGATGGCATTGCGGCATTCGCCTTGCGCCATGCGCCTATAGATGTTGCGCTGATCGTCTCTGGGATGGCATTTCATCCCGATGGATTAGTGCTCCTTGATCGACTTGGCATCAAGACAGCTGCGATCTTTACCGAATCCCCATACGATGATGTTGCGCAGACTCGTTTTGCCCGCTATCATTCATCGTTGGTGTGTGGCACAAATGACGCTGGATCTGCGGCACGGTATGGGTGGATATATTTACCTCCGGCGTACGATCCTGCCATTCACAAACCGGTGCGACCGATCGAAGACGCTAGATGTGATGTGGTCGTTGTAGGCACGGGGTGGCGGGAACGGATCGAATTACTCGAACAGGTCGATTGGACAGGCATTGCGTTGCGTCTGTACGGGCACTGGCTCGTCACGGACGCTAGCCCATTGCGACCTTATATCTTTCCCTCTAATGTGCATAACGAGCACATTGCGCACGTGTATGCATCTGCGAAGATTTGTCTCAACATCCATCGTGCAGGTGCTGAGGGTCGGAGCGTGAATCCTAGGTGCATCGAAGTAGCGGCTTGTGGCGGATTTCTTCTGACGGATCATCGTGCCGGCCTTGAAGAGACTTTCAAAGGCATGCAGGTGCCGGTCTTCAGTGATTCCGATGATCTCGGGATACAAATCCGAAGGTGGTTGAAGGATGATGAGGGGAGGAGGCTCGTCGCGCAGAATATGCGGCTGGCTGTGCAAAAAGAGACTTTCGATGCACGCGTGACGACGCTGTTTGAACACCTTAACCTGGCGGCTATGACAAGGAGTTGACATGGCGACACTACATGGGAAGAACTCGATGCTCTACATGAGCGATGGAACGAATCAGGCCGAGAAGATTTCGGAAGCCGCTGAATGGACGCTGGACGTGAACTTTGATGAGGATCCCGATCCCGCGCTCGGTGACTCATGGAAGACTCGGCTGAAGGGATTGCTGGAGTTCAGCGGATCGTTTAGTGGCAACTTCGACGATGCGCAGGATACGTTGTGGGATGCTTCGATAGCGTCGACGAGCGCGAAGTTCTATCTGTATCCGGCGTCAGGTCAGTCGGGCCGCTATTACCATGGCAACATCTGGCCAAAGGTAAGCATCGGTGGTGGTGTGAGCGGGAAGGAAACCTTCAGCGTGTCGTTCACCGGAGATGGGACGCTTTCAAAGATTCCGGCGTAACGTGGACGCGAAGGGACCGGACGGCACGCTGCGCGTGGGTTATCAAATGGCAGCAACCCTCGGAGCATGGTCATTACGCACGCGGCATGCTGTTCCGCCATCGTTCTCAATCGAGGCTCGCGTGATCTCGTCGGATATGTTTTGGTCAACGCAGGCACCGATGGCACTTGATCTTCGCTTTGGGAAATTTCATTGGGTGTGGGCGCCCGTGGAACCCTGCTTTGAAAACGGGCGGGTCACGATGAAAGCCTTGGGCCGTCCGACAATCGTGAGGGAGGGATGAATGGGCAGCAAGTGGACCGTGGTACCAGCCACCGATCGTATCGTCGTGCATATTGACGATGAGGACGTGTGGCTGGAGGTAAAGAAAGAATTGACTATCGGCGAGGAGAAGCGGCTCCTGGGCTCTGGCTTCCGTTCGTTGCAAGGCAGCACGTTGGAGAATGTGTCAGTGAACATTGACTGGGATTCGATGGCATTCGCGAAGTTCCTCGTTTATGTCACTGATTGGTCGCTTCAGGACGAGAAGGGAAACAAGCTCTCGTTGAATCTTGACACGGTGCGTGTGCTCCGACCATCGGTATTTTCTGCGTTGGAGAAGGCGGTTGATGGCTACGTGAACAAAGTCGAGACCGAAAGAAAAAAAGCACTCAGTGGCGAGCCATCGCCACAGAAGATCTCAGCCTGATGCGGTTCATGCGGTGGTCATGGACGGATTATTGTCTGTTACCGGCATCGTATCGGGACGTGCTCATTGCTATGATTGAAGAAGAAGCGACGAGAATGCGGTTGGCTAGAGGGGCGTAACGCATGGCCTTGACCGTTGAGGAAGTCGAAGCCGTTTTGAAACTTCGCGACGAGATGTCAGCGAAGCTTAACAAGATTCACGGCAAGCTCGATGAATCGAAGTCGAAGTTCGCGTCCGTCGGGAAGATGATGGCGACGGCGTTTACGGTGACGGCCATCGTGGCGGCGGGAAAGTCCGTGCTTGATTATGCAGACAACTTGGTCAATCTTTCGCAGAAGACGGGCATGAGTACGGATGGGCTGCAGAAGCTCGAGATGGCTTTTAAGGCGAGTGGCGTCTCGCTCGATACAGTGACCACGGCGTCGACGATGCTGGCGAATCGATTGGTGGGTGGCGATAAGTCGGCGGTCGCAGCTCTACAGAAGCTCGGTCTTTCGGCGCAAGAGTTGATGAAGATGCCGATGGATAAGCAGTTCTTGGCGGTGGCTGATGCTATAGGCCAGATTCAGAACCCGACGGAGAAGTCATACGCAGCCATACAGATATTCGGCCGTGGTGGCATGGGACTGCTTCAGGGGTTGACGGGAACGCTGACGGAGACGACTGACAAGTTTGAGCGGATGGGATTGATCATTGACGAAAAAACGCTGAAGGCGGCCGACGACTTTGGCGATCAATTAGGTGTGCTGGGCAAGCAGTTCCTCGGCATTTTAGGCCAGGCTTTAGCGCCGATGCTACCGGCATTGAGCGCATTGGCGAATGCGTTCGGCGATGTTGCGAAGATCGTTGGGCCTATCCTCGGCGTGGCGTTGAACATTGCCACTATGGCATTGGGTGCGTTGTGGTGGGG